AGCTCTGCATCGTTATGTGCAAACACGAACCCTCTACCGTACCATTCGTCACGTCCGTTGGTACAGGCTGTTGGCACCGTGTCATCAATCGTACGTTCACCGATCATCAGCAACCCCGATATCTCAGTGATGCGTGGCATGATATCAATGACTGCTTTAGACAGCCGTTGTTCTTCCGTTAGTTGTTTACCTATTGCTAACATTGTCATTCTCCATTTCTTCGGCTTCCATTTCGTAGCCATCATCAAAACTAATGACAGCATCGCTTGGGTTCGCGTTAACCAGTAGGACATTACTCGCCTCGGCAAAGGCCATGTCCATATCCTCGGCTTCTACCTCGCAGGTAAAAGTGCATGTAATTTTATATTTCATCTGTCGTCTCCATTTAGGGAGTTCCCTAATTAAGTTTTATCCGCTGCGAACATGTAGTTGTTCTGCATTGCCCATGTGGTGAACTTTTTGTTCTTCATCACCATTGACTGCTTGCTGTACTTGGGCGCACGTACACCATTGGCGAACATACCCTGTGCCTCGGTGTCCAAACGTGGCATGTAGTCCATCCACGCGTTGAGCCAGTCAGCTTCGATAGACGCGAGCGTACGATAGACAACCATACAGATAGCCGCAGCACTGTCAGGCACCTTGGCGTTCTTCGGATCGTCCTTGATAGATTGTAGACTTGGCAGTTGGTCAGCCAGTTTCACAAATGCCATCAAGTCCATAGCACCACGGTCACCGATAGTACCCATCAGTAGAGCCGTTAGTGTCTGGTCATCGAACGCATGACGTTGGTGTAATATGTCAGACACAGCGTGTAACGAACGAGGAGATACAAACGCTTTACGCTGTTGCTTGGGGTGGAAGATGTACGGGTTCTCGTCAGGGTCTTTCACGTCCTCAAACGATGCCATGAGTTGCGGATTATCTTTGACCCAACCAAGCAAGCTGTGTTCGATACCGTTGTTGATACCCCATTCGATCCAGTTCATATGGTCAGTCTTACGTACCTGTACTACGGACACACGGTTACGTGCATGTGGTGGTAACATGTCACCCACACCCTCAGACCCTTTGTTGGTCGTCGCGTACACAATACTGTCAGGATGCAGCTTGATGCTACCCACCGTACGTTCTTGCATGACGCGTAGCAGTGCGTTCTTAACAGCAGGGTTGGCCTTGCCTAGCTCGTCAATCATAAGGATGATCGGCTTACCCAGATGTGCGCCCAATTCTTCGTTAGGCACAAAGGTCACATAGCCTTGCTCGTTCATCACCGCCATGTTGGGCAGGTTCAAGTCACCGATGTCTTTGGTAGTGCAGTCAAAGTAGCAGGGTGTGTGGTTGGGCAGGTCACCTGCTAATGTGTGTAGGGTTGATGATTTGCCGTTACCCATATCACCTTCTAGTAAGATGGTACGTAGCTTACCCACTGCTTTGACCGCGGCGACACACTGATCTAGGTCGAGGGCGTACATTTGTTGTGCGTTATTCATTTGTCATTCTCCAGTTTGTTTAGGGACTTCCCTAAATGGTTAAGTTAAATCCAGTTTAGTGATACGGATACCATCCATACCAGAACCACCGCGACGATCACCGCCGCAATAGTCCAGTCTTGCCAATCACCCCAGTCCATTACATGTCCAGACTTGGTAGGGCAGCGATAGCTGCGGTGATTTTTGTGCGTGTCTCTTCACGCAGTGTCGGGCTGTTCTTGATCTGATCTAGGTTCAAGCTACGATCACCCGACACATGAAACGCTTGTTCAAGCTGTCGCTTCATGGCTTCCATCTGGCTATCACCTGTCACGTTACACGTACCCAACATCTCGGTCAGCTCGATAGCGCGGTCAAACACCGTGTCAAACAAACGATTGCCCTTGCCTTCCTCGTTCACGTCGAGTTGTCGCGCAAGCGTGGTCAGATTGTCATGCAGCTTTTGCCATATGTCATTCATAGCGGTCTTGATGGCTTGCGTGTAGTGTGTTTCATATTGGGTTCGTAGTGTGACCATAGCCTCGTTGCCAATGTCAATACGAAAGTCACCGCTATCAGGCAGAGGCACGTATGATACACGGAACCCGAACTTGTCACGCAAACTGTCGCGCGTTGGATACTCGTCACGGTGAAACATAGCACCCAGTTTGGCTTGCGCGTCCATGATCTTCCACTCGTACACGGTCAGGAACTCGTCCACCAACCGCTCGAACTCATACTGTAGGTCGGTCATAACTTCGTGATACTTGAAATACTGCATGGTGGTCAGCAGTCGGGAGCCGTTGTCTGACCATGGCATAGTCATACCATAGTGTAGGTTACGTGTGTTAGCCGCGAACTTCTGCACTGCCCGCAGCTCGTCGCAGTCACCTAGTAAGTTCTTAGTCACATTGGCCACGCCCTTGTCCGCGGCGTTCATGTTGGTGACATCATCCGATGCCTTGCGGTCTTTCTTACGCGCAGTCCATACGGACGCGTTGAAGTCCACGATCATTGCCGCTGAACTGATTGACGTTGCGGTGGCCGTTGGGGCTTGTAATAATTGGTTCATTGTCTTTCTCCAGTTTGTTTAGGGAGTTCCCTAAATGGTTACGTATTCTGACAGAGGCTTTTTGTAGTGTACTTCAAACGCACGATCACGAACGTTGAAGCAGCAGACGTGTACGATTGGTTTGCTTAAAAGCGCAGAACCCACTTCCAACACCTCCACATCATCATCTTCTGATCCTGCTGTCGCGTGGTCAAGCGCAGCTTGGAGCGTGTCGAACGCGCCCTTGCAGTCGCCCATACCGCCGCACGGATAAAACTCTGTAGAGGCGAATAAGATAAATTGTTTATCCATTTACTTTCTCCTCAACGTGTCTTTTGATTTAGATGCAGCAAGTCGTCCTTGCGTGTTACAAGCGTGTAGCCTTGCTTGGGCAGCGGTACTGTGCACCAACTGGCACGTTGCTCTGCGGCTACCAAGTCACCGCAATTTAGGCATACGTTGTATCCAAGCGCGCGGCGCTTGAGCGGGAATAGTTCCCCGCATGATTGACATTCTGCTGACATGTTTTGTCCTCCGATGTATTTAGGGAGTTCCCTAAATGGTTAGTGTGATACGCGAGACACACGGGTGCCTCGGTAGCTAACTGCGCGCTAACTACTCTGTAGTTATATCACAAGTAGCGAGAAATGTCAATAGGTATCAGAAACTATCGTGTGGGGGGTATTTGTATCATGTGACATCATGTGACGTTGTGGGTAGCTGTAAGTCACTGATGTTAAACGAATGTTCCGATGTTCCAATGTTCCGTAAGGGATATGTCTAGATTTATGAAGTGGTTTTTACGCCCACGACCCCTTCTTACCCCTCCCAATAAAATCTATATATATACTCTTCTAAAAACGGAACAACGGAACATTTGTTTGATTTCAAGGACTTAACTGCCATATGCTACGGAACATGGACGGAACATACGGAACATTCGTTTGTTTTCAATGACTTAGCATTTGCGTGACGCGAGGCGCTGATGGGATACTGGTATCAGATCATTTAGGGAACTCCCTAAACGTGGGGGGCTATGCGCTAACCCCAACGTCACATAACATTCTATGGCGATGCGTGGCGCTACTGGGATACTGGTATCAATCTGTGGTGACGCGTAACGCTACTGGGATACTGGTATCAATGGGCATAAAAAAATGGGGAAACCTTTCGGCTTCCCCTGAGATGTTACAAGAAATAGTCTTCTATATCGTCGTCTTCATAGCCTGCCCACTCTGCCATGAGGCGGACATCGCGGTTATGTTTTGCCTTGTCGACTATTTTGCCGACAATGCCGCCAATTGGTTGCCATGGGTCGGGCGCGGTTTCGAGGTTGGCAAACACGTTGTTTGTCCGCGCCTCATCTAGTGCACGATCAATTGTTTCTTGATCGTATGTATATGCTCGAGTTCTAGTCATTGTATATCCTTTCTATGGTTTAGGGATTTCCCTAAATGAAATAGGGCAGACCGAAGCCTGCCCATATTGTATTAGCGTTTGATTTTGAGTGTCTCGAAGACTTGCAAAACTGCTTTGCGCGTTGGGACATAATCACCCTTCAGCTCGGTCTCATTCTTTTCAACCCAATTCTTAAGGTTGTTTATGAGCTGGTCGCGCATCTGGATCGGCGTTTTAGGATCGGTCTTTTTGATCTCAGCTTTGCCGTTGGTGACTTGCGTGATCTTGTTTAACTTGCCGTTAGTCTCGGCAAATAGCTTTGGTGCTTGGCGGCGCATCAAAGCGTTTTTAAGATCGGTTATAGTAGAACCAATGTCGGTGCTTTCGTGGGCACGTTTCTTGGCTTTGAGGATTTTGCCAAACAGTTCTTTTAGTTCCTCATAACCTTCTTTAGTCGCGGTTGACTTGCCGCTTTCAAGGTTATTCTTGGTAGGCGAAACCGCATCCGTCCAACGCATGTGCTTTGACACGCTGTCAACGTGGGCTTCAAATTTGGCCTCACCATTTAGCTTGGCATACCATGCGTCTTTGATTGCGGCCAGAGCGATCACGTTGTTAAGTACATTAGACATTTTATATCCTTTCAAGATATACGGCGCAGAACCCAGTGTTCCGCTGTCCCGATAAAACATTTATGCCATGGTGTAACGTGTTACACAATAGATAGAACCGCACCGGATGGCACTGGATGTTATCAGATGTCATTTAGGGAAGTCCCTAAATAGGTTATGGCGCAGCACCACCCCCCTACCACCCCCCGCGCTGTTCTATGGGACTCCACATACACATATACATACTATTACAGACGAATTTGTGGCACATTTTTGAAAACCCCCCACCCCTTTTTCCAAAACCCTTGTCAAAAAATTTTTTGTAACCTATTATTACGTTATCGGTTAACAACCTGCGACGTATTATGACACTGAATGTCACCCCAGAGCTAGGGATACCCCTAGAAGATGAGGTAAACCAAATACCTCTACCGGAGCGTGCAGCCGCACTGGACAAAACCGTTGACGAATTAGAAAAGTACGGCGCTGACCTTGAACCTACAGAGGTAGACAAGGAAGTCGCGGCCACTTTAGCCACCGCATATGCCCAAGACCCTGATAAAACGTCTAAAAAAGTTACCCACAAGCGTGCCGCGGTGCTAACACCTGCATCTGTGCGCCTGACACAGGGTATTATAGAAGAATTTAACCATTCTGTAGTGGAATCATCAAAGCAATTACGTAATCTGGTGACTAACAAACTGGTCATCGAGTCCGAAAACCCTGATCCAAGGGTACGTATGCGTGCATTGGAGCTTCTAGGTAAGATATCCGACGTAGGGTTGTTCACTGAGAAGTCTGAAGTGACGATCACACACCAAACAACCGACGACATTAAAGAAAAACTACGTGGTAAACTTGCAAAACTCGTAAATCCACCGCCAGAAATAGAAGACGCTACTGTTATTGAAGAGCAAATGCTTGATACCGACAAAGAATTTGGGTTCGACGACGATGACTGAAGCGTTAGACTTCGACGAGGCCGATATTGAGGCTATGTTGGCTAATTTAGACGCATTTAGTCCAGAAGAAGTAGCAGAAATTGACCGTATGGTGGATGAATTGCACAATCGTGCGGTAAATTCATCTGCGTATGACGACCTAATAGAGTTTTGTAAGCTGATGATGCCTGATTTTATTGTGGGCAAACACCACCGTATATTGGCTAACATGTTAATGGGTATTGAACGCGGGGAGAAAGACCGTGTTTGCGTAAATATACCCCCTAGACACGGCAAATCTCAGCTTGTTTCTATCTTCTATCCAGCGTGGTTTTTAGGTAGAAATCCGGGCAAAAAGGTTATGATGGTGTCCCATACCACGGACTTAGCGGTGGATTTTGGGCGTAAAGTGCGTAACTTGATCGCTACAGATCAATACCGTTCTATATTCCCTACAGTCCAACTGGCACAGGATAGTAAGTCAGCAGGACGTTGGAACACAAATGTAGGGGGCGAGTATTATGCGTGCGGTATTGGGTCTGCTCTTGCTGGTCGGGGCGCTGACCTCCTGCTCGTTGACGATCCCCATTCTGAACAAGACGTCATCAACGGGAACTTCGACGTGTTTGAAAAAGCCTACGAATGGTTCACGTTCGGTGCCCGTACTCGTCTTATGCCGGGAGGTCGGGTAGCGATTATTCAAACGCGTTGGCACATGGATGATCTTACAGGGCGTGTTGTACGGGATATGACCCAGAACGAACGTTCTGACCAGTATGAGGTTGTAGAATTTCCCGCGATATTGGAGGTTATGAATAAGAAAACAAAGAAAGAGGTACAGAAACCGCTGTGGCCTGAGTTCTTTGACCTTAATGCGTTACTGCGTACCAAGGCGTCTATGCCTACGTTCCAGTGGAACGCCCAGTACCAACAACAGCCTACCGCGGAAGAAGCCGCCATCGTCAAGCGAGAATGGTGGCAGGAATGGACTTCCGAGCGGCCTCCTACCTGTGAATATGTTATCATGTCGTTGGATGCCGCAGCCGAGAAACATAACCGCGCAGAC